ATTCCACGAAATATTACATATGAAGATATTGCTGAAAACTTTTCACCTATATGGAAATGATAATTATGTATAATTTATAATGACAATTATATATTATATATTTAATATTTATTGGTCTTGCTGTGCTTGGTCTTGCTGTGCTTGGTCTTGCTGTGCTTGGTCTTGTTGTACTTGGTCTTGCTGGGCTTGGTCTTGCTGGGCTTGGTCTTGCTGGGCTTGGTCTTTCGCGAGCGCATCCCTCCCTTAGAAAGTTTGACGTTACTCTCTAATTCATTTTCTAAGTTTTTTAATTTTTGAGTTAAATTTGCTAAACTATTGCACGACTTCTCAGTTATACTAATCATTTTATATTTTTGTAAAGTGGCCTTAGTTTCTCTTATTTCTGATTTAATTTCGGATGATGGCCGATGTGTTGGCATACTCGGAGATTTTGCTAATAATAACATTGTCGACGACATTATATATTATAATATAATACAATATTTAATAATCTTCATAAGATTCGGTTTCTATATTTGATGCATTATTCGGTCCAGTCCCAAAAATAGACTGTTTTTGAGCTTTATACAATCCATGATTCACTGAAATTGGATTTAAATAACGAGTAAGAAATAATAATAAAACTATCAACGAAAAAATATATTTATATTTGAAGGTTGAAAATATCATTAGTATTGCTATAATTATTAATAAAAACATTACAATTTGTGCTGTGTTAAATAAAAACTCTATTCTTTTTTTTACTTCTATACCCTTATTGAAATCTTCGTGCATAAATTGAAAAAAGACGGTACCCTCTTTACCAACCGGTTCAAAATAATATTCATAAAATGGTTGTTTTGTTTGAGACCTTGCAATTAAATCAATAACATATTGAGGAAATATATAAATAATCGGAATTCTCGTAAAACATTTGAATGAATAGTATGGTTGGAACTTCATCTCATTTTGAAGAGAAAAATCCCAAAATTTGTTAGCGAGCACATTATTAATATTTGTTATTAATGCATTGTTATCCGTATTAATAATATAGGCACCTCCTCTGGCTAAACGAAGTCCCACTTCTATAATCTTATTTTTTCTATATTGGACGTTTACAATTCCTGTGAAATTACGCATATGTTCGTTTACCCAATCAGTAATATTTATAGGTGGCTCAGATTGCGGAGAGATAAACTTCCATTCTTCTGAAAACCCATTTTGTTTATCTGAATAAATATATGTTATTTGATGAACAATATTACCATTTAAAACTATATAGTCAGTCATTCCTTCGGTTCCATCTATAAATTCAGACCACATCATATTTTTATAATTGCTATATTTTTTCAATTCATCTACTGATTTTATTTTAAAACAATTTTTAGATGTTGCGCTTAAATGACCCCATCTAGGTTTTATGAATATCGGATAAGTCATTGAATTTTCTGTACCATTCAATTCTTCAAGTTTTCCACAATTTAATTGTTGTGTTTTTGAAATCCATAATTTATCGTATACTTGATTATGATGTGGATAAATTTTATACGCGTGTTTATCATATATTGGGACTTTATTTGTTAGATGATTTTTAAATGGGTCTAAATATGGATTAAAAAAACCCATTGTTTTACACCACGATTCTTCATACTTTAATAAATTTTTAATGCTAAATGGCATAAGGTTGTGTATCTATAATATAAATATATAATTATATATTAAAATAATTATATATTTTGTTTAACTAAATATATTGTTTAACTAAATATATTGTTTAACTAAATATATTGTTAAACTGCCTTAAAACCCTAACAAATGTGGTTCGGAATGACAATTCTATTAATTTAGAAGCACCAACATAAGAACACGCTGATCTTAATCCGCCTAGAAAGTCAATAATTATATCATTAACAGAACCTTTATATGGAACTTTCACGCATTTACCCTCGGATGAACGATACCCATTTACCTCAATGCCACCTGAATATTTTGACATTGCTTCTTTTGAACTCATCCCATAAAACATTTTATAATGTTTTCCATTTTCTTCAATTAACTCACCGTTACATTGATCTGTTCCTGAAAATATTCCTCCTGCCATTACAAAATCAGCACCTCCACCGAATGCTTTGGCAAAATCGCCTGGAACCTGTATACCTCCATCAGACACAATCAAACCCCCTAGTTGATGTGCCGCATCAGCACACTCTAAAATAGCTGATAATTGTGGCATACCAACCCCTGTCTGTTTACGCGTCGTACAAACTGCGCCTGACCCAATTCCAACTTTAACTACATCTGCGCCTGCCAGTATAAGTGCTTCTGTCATTTCACTCGTACAAACATTTCCCGCAAAAATAATTTTATTTGGAAACTCTTTTCTAAACTTTTGAACGGCATTTATAAATGTTTCCATATATCCATTTGCGACATCAATAACGAGCATAAATAAATCGGGACAAGTTGCGAATATCTCTTTAGTTTTATTGAAATCTACGTCAGATATACCAGTAGAAACAGCAATATAGTTAAAATCTATTCTGGTTAAGTATGGCGAATTATACCAAGTTTGCCATTCTTCAATAGAATAGTGTTTATGAACTGCTGTAATAATTTTATGTTTTTTAGCAGCATCGAACATAGAAAAAGTAGCAACTGAATCCATATTAGCAATCATAATCGGGATTCCTTCCCATATTTTTTTTGAATGTAAAGAAGTAAAGTTTCGTAAAAGGCTAACTTCGCTCCTAGATGTAATTGTTGTTCTTTTTGGTTTAATTAAAACATCAGAAAAATCCAATTTAATATCTTCCTCAATTTTTACCATTCTTTAACTAAATTATCGTCAATAGTTTTATATCTTTATTCATATAAATAAGTTAAATATATTTTTACTTTAAATTGTATATATAATGAAAATTGCTCTTATTACTGGTATAACCGGACAAGATGGTTCGTATTTGGCAGAATTATTGTTAGAAAAAAACTATCAAGTATGGGGTATTATTCGAAGATGTTCAAATATTAACACACAAAGAATCGCACACATTTACAATCATGAGAACCTTACCCTTAAATATGGCGATTTAACAGATAGTTCTAATTTATTAAATATTTTATATCTGATTAAGCAGACATATTCAGATTTTGAGAGATTAGAAATATATAATTTAGCAGCAATGAGTCATGTTAAAGTATCATTTGAAATGCCTGAATATACCGCAGATACAGATGGTGTAGGAGTCCTTCGAATGTTAGAAGCAATGCGCAGCAGTGGTATATCTGATAAGTGTCGTTTTTATCAAGCGGCAACTTCTGAATTGTTTGGATTAGTACAAGAAGTTCCACAAAAAGAAACAACGCCATTTTATCCGAGGTCTCCATATGGTGTTGCTAAGTTATATTCTTATTGGATTACAAAAAACTATAGAGAATCATATAATATGTTTGCTTGCAATGGAATACTATTCAATCACGAAAGTCCGCGACGAGGAGAAACTTTTGTCACTCGTAAAATAACACAAGGATTGCAACATATATTAAACGATGATAAAGCAACACTTGTTATGGGAAATATTGACGCAAAAAGAGATTGGGGACACGCAAAAGATTATGTGGAAGGTATGTGGAGAATGCTACAATGCGATATACCGAATGATTATATTTTATCCACTAATGAGTATCATAGCGTAAGAGAATTCATAGAAAAAGCATTTTCTTTAAGAGGAATAAACATTTTATGGAAGGGTAGTGGGCTAGATGAAATAGGTTATGACGGCAAAACAGGGAGAGAAATGATTTTTATTAATGAAAAATATTATAGACCAGCAGAAGTAGAGGAATTGCTAGGCGATTCTACAAAAGCACGAACTGAATTGGGATGGAACCCAGAGTATTCATTCAATGAGTTAGTAAAAGAAATGGTGGATAGTGATTGTAAAGATAAATAAAATATTTATATTGTTTTATTATACTATAATAAAACAATAATGAATGAATTACAAAAAAGATTTTTACTGTTTCTAATTGGTTGTATTGGAACACGTTCGATATTCGTGTATACAGCAAAAATAATGCCTGTAAAATATTTACCTTATACGGGTTATTTGGCACTTTTACCAGTTATTTGTTTTATTTATATTTATTTAACTGAAAGCAGAAAAAATGGGGTTTTTGGCGGAAATATTTGGTGGAATAATTTAAGACCCATACATAGTTTATTTTACGCATTATTCGCATATAACGCAATCAAAAAAAATACCAGAGCATGGATATATTTACTTGTAGATGTTATTTTTGGTTTATTAAGTTTTTTAATATATCATTATTCGCAAGGTAATTTTTCTAAGGTTTTTTGAATATATTGTTTATGGTATATATTGTCTATAATCCTCAATATTGATTTTCATATATTTATTATTCTGTTTTTCTTCGATACAATTTTCTTGATATAATTTTAAAACTTCAATAAACTTTTCTTCATCTGTAATCTTTGATTTTCCAGTAGAACTTATATCACTTTTTTGTTTAGAGTATAAACGACTGAGTGTGTATTTACTTCCACGATTTTTTGTTTTATTAACATATTGAATGCCTAATGGAACATTTCGCATTAAGTCTCCAATCGGGTTATTGGGAAATATTCTCTCATATAAAAAGATGTTTGGTTCAGGTATTTCTTCGGTGATATTATTACCACTAATAATATTAGTAGTAATATTATTTTTGTGAAATGACCGCATATTTTCACTACGTGTCCCAATTGAAAGATCACATAACCAATTTCTATATAAACCATCTTCGCATAAAGGTGCTTCATCATCATGCATAATATCCGTGCCTTCTGGTATTTCGCCACACCAAGTTTCCCATACTAATTTATGGATGTATTGTTTTGAATCATTAATAGATACTTGTTTATATTTTGTACCATTACGACTTTTAACTTGTTGACCGATAATTCCTTGTGAATTTCTGAATCTACCGTGAGTGGAAAATTGATATGCTGGATATTTTGGATGTTGTTTCCACTCTTCATTTTCAATTTGTATTTCAAACGCGTCATAATAATAACTATATGCTGTATATGATGGATTTTCTATTGCCCTACGAATTTTTGCTGAAACAGTTTTTATTTTAGGTTTTATATCTTTTTGAATTACATTATTAATAATAAATGTGGCACATTTATCAATACTACGAAATAAACCTATGGTTATTGATTTATTTCTATTTTTTTTATCATTTAGGTCAGGTTTTTTCATAATGACATATTTACCTTTACGACCACCATTTTCATTACTATTTTTAACAGATTTTTTCTGCCCTTTTCGTGAATTTTCACTTTGTTCCATCCATATTAAATTAGTAATACGATTATCGGTATGGTCTTCATTTATATGGTCAATAGTGTATTTTGGAGTGATGGTTGGAAAAGCAGATGCTAGGGCTATGTGGGTTTGGTGATATTTTATATTGACTTTATTATGACATAAGTTATAGTATTCAAACCAACAATTTATATAATTTTTTGTTTTTTTATTTCTTATGATAAATGGCAACTCTTTATTAATATTAAACATAATTTCATAATTGGGTTGTATAACAATTTCACTTATTTTTGATTTTTTACAAGTCCTATGAGCATATACTGGTTTCCAAACATTAAGTCCTATTGCTCCATATTCAGGATGAATAGTAAATTGAGTATTTTCATTTTGGGAATTCATAGTTATATAGTTATAATTATGAATTGTCTTTAAGTTATTATTTGTTTGTAATGGGTATAGGTTTTCAATTTTATTAGTAAAATTAATTTGAATAGGCAAGTCCCCCCATGCCCGACATGACACGGAGAACATTATAGTTGGTAGCATATACACGGACTTTGGCAGTTCTGGTACCTTCAACCGTGGCGTTCGACAGAACAAGCTGGAGCGTTGCGTTATCAATGCGCGAGAAGTTGCACGAACCAGACGGCTGATGTTCCTCCGGGCGAAGAGCAAAGGAGTAAACATTGATACCGGTGTCAGGGTTGCGGGTGTGATGCTGGTAAGGCTGAACGAGATCGAAATACGAACCTTCACGCTCCGAGAAACGATCTTGACCGTTGAGCTGCAGTTTGGCAGTGACAACAGGGTTCTCACCCCAACAGTGCATATCAAGAGAAGTCTCGGCAAGGACGAACGTACCGGCATCAGAAACACCGGAGTTGTTGTCAGTCGTGCCAAAACCATTCTCACCGCCAGCAACAGTGTACAGATCGCCTTGGTTGTTCCATTGTTCTCCTACAGCCGGATCAGGCAGATCCCACGCACCCGGATCGTCAAACAGACCAGACGCACCAATAAATCCAGTCTGTCCGAGTGTTGCTTCGGGGCCACCAAACGCCATCAGAGAGTTTGGTAGGGCATCAACCGCATCAGTGTAGTTAAATGGTTGGGCACCAAGCGTTCTGAATAGAACGGAACCGCACGCCAACGAACTGCAATAGTCAACATTTGCGTCAGGCTGAACAACCCAGACAAGTTCTTTACAGGGATGGTTGAAGTTAAGCTTAATCTTGTTAGACGACGAACCGACAGACTCGTCGCCAGTGAATTGGAGCTGTTCGATAAGATATTCGTGCGGGTTCTGAGCCATACGGCGGCGCTCATCCGTGTCAAGGAATACATAGTCAACATACAGAGACGCAGCAACAAGAGACTGGTTGTACGCAGTAGTAACTTTTACGTTCGCTTTGTCATCGCAACCAAGAGATGAGACCGCCCACAAGCACTCATCAATAGGGCGAATATCAAGGTTGATACGAACCTCGTGATACTGTAGAGCAATCAAGGGTAGTGCAAGTCCGGGATTGCGGCAATACCAGAATTGAAGAGGAACATACAGCGTCGTTTCGGGAAGGGCATTGCGGGGAGCACAAACCTGTTTAGGAGCACTGCTCTCACACGGTCCATCAACATTCGCGAACGACGGGTCAGTTATGAAAGTAAGCTGGGTGGTATTACCAACCATGCGGTAATAACCGCGCTCCTGTTCTTTAGAAAGCGTCAGCTGATTCCAAATGTGCATCCAATCACCATACTGACGATCAATGCGCTGACCACCGATCTCAACCTCTACCTGAGAAATCATCTGCTCACCTGGGAAATCTAACCAACGGGCATAAACGCCAATATTATTGGGTACGGCTCTATTATTGTTGTTATTTAACATTCCCTGGTTAATTTCAGGGAGAGTCACTTGAAGGTAAGTGCGGTAAGCAAGATCACCATTGCGAGCAATCGTACACGTTACACGGCGACCAAAATCAGCCTGTCCGTTGAAAGTTTGTTCGATGGATTCTAAGGCAAAATTCGTATGACGACGGTAGGTGACCTTCCAGAAGGTAATCTGAGGGTTGCCAGTAAGGTAGACGTCTTGGGCGCCATAAGCTACAAGTTGCATTAATCCTCCTCCCATTTTGTTATAATATTGCCAAAGAAAAAAAATTCGCTAAATGTAATTTAAATTAATTAATTAAATGTTCTATATCCATATTATTCTCAATAAATGTTCGTAGATATGTGTCTAAAAATACCTCCTTTTTCCCCTCGTGTTTTTTAGTAAAAATGTATTTATCACCTCTTAATTTAACTTCCCAGCCATTTTGTATAGCATTGTAAATAAATGTTATTTTCTTAAAATTAATGTAATCTATTCCTAAATGTTCTGATGCTTCAATATTAATTGTCTCCATTAGAATTTTTATAGAAAAGATAATAATATGTTTAACATATTATTATATTCTAACTTTGAAAAAATTAAATTATATAATAAATATAATTATAAATTAAAAATATTATTGCTAAAATATCTATAATGCCTAACTTTAAACAAAAAAATACAAAGAACTATATTGTTCCAACTAATATTACATTAGATGAAAAACATAAAGAGTTTCTAGATATCTTCAAAGAAGAGACAAATAATATTTTACCTCAATATAAAAAAGAGATAAATCATCTAAAGAATCAATTAAAAGACAATTATTTATCAATCGAACAAAAATTAGATATAAGTGATCAAATAACTGACATCAAACAAAAGGTTTTAACTATAAAAAGATTAAAAAAAAAATATCTTCTAAATAATTCAAAATATATTTTTGAATATTTTGAAAATAAAAAAGAGATATCAGAAGGAAAAAATAAAACCAAAATTCTAAATAATTTTTTTAGTATAAAAAATGATGGAACAGATAAAAAAAACATTGAGATTAATAATGTTCAAAAATATTTAACAAATATAGATGATTATTTTCTAAATATAAATGATTTTATTATATCAACTGAAATATGTCAGAATTGTAAAAAAGGCGAACTTATTCCAGAAGAACACGAGGGTATTATTGTTTGTAATTATTGTTCATCTAGTATAAAATACTTAGTAGAAAATGAGAAACCATCATATAAAGAACCTCCAAAAGAAGTATGCTTTTATGCATATAAAAGAATAAATCATTTTAGAGAAATTTTAGCACAATTTCAAGCTAAAGAAACAACATTAATACCAGATGAAGTTCTTGAAAATATTAAACTTCAAATTAAAAAAGAGAGAATTAGCTTAGAACATATTACAAATAAAAGAGCAAAAGATATTTTAAAAAAACTGGGATATAATAAATATTATGAGCACATTCCATTTATTAAAGACAGACTTGGTATCAAACCTCCAATTATGACGGCTGATTTAGAAGAAAGACTTTGTAATCTATTCACAGATATTCAAGGTCCATATGCAAAATATTGCCCAGATGATAGAGTAAACTTTCTTAATTATTATTACACAATTTATAAATTATGCGAATTACTTGACCAACGGCAATTCTTATCTTTTTTCCCAATGCTAAAGGATCCTGAGAAACGTATAGAACAAGATGAAATATGGAAAAAAATATGTAATGAATTAGACTGGGAATTTATTCCAACTATTTAATATATATAATTTTGAGAATCGTATATATTCATATATATAAAGCTAGTATATTGTATATTGTATATAGTATATAGTATATTGTATATAGTATATTATATTATTTAGGCAATTATATAATATCTATTATACATTCACATTTATCTCTGAGATAAATTCCTATTATATCATAATTTAGTAATTACAACCTCAAATATTTACACCGATGAAGATTCACATCTTTTCTCATTCAAAACGCCCGTATTACGGGCGTAAATGAGTGAAGGAAACATTAC